CAATTGTTTGTTGATCTTTATGGGTCTGAACAAATGGCTATAAGTAAAACTGATTCTAAGACAAGAAATAAATTAGAAACAGATTTCAACAAACAACACCCATACGTTAAGGCTTTTGTAGCAAATGCTAGAAAAATGATTGGAGAACATACTCCAGCAGACGAAAAACAAAAACCTTCCCCATATCACGCAAAAGATTTCCAAGATTTAGGAAAGAAACCTGGAGAAAATGGTGCCGGAGAATCCGCTTATAAATCTCATTATGGAGAGAATGCGGCCCCTAAACAAATAATAGTTAGAATTAATAATTTAATGAACATAGATAAAATAGATATGACTAATCCACACATGGCTCAGGCAGTGCATGACATAAAAGAAGCGTTGGCTCAAACATTGGATGATGTTGTTGCTGATTTTACCTCAAACATGGGATAATATTATGAGTAGTTATACAGATTCTATATTCTCCAGTTTAAAGTGGAATTCAGTTAATACAGGAATGGATTATCTGGAAGCTTTAGTTGGAAGCGTCCATTATCAAGAAAACCATAAGGGGCAATTGCAGTATCTATCTCCCACTCCAGGTAAAAACATGTATGTGGCTAGATATGAAAGTATGTTGGCACATGTTGTATACGAAGAGTTGGGGTCGTTATATTCAAAATACAAAACAAATTCTGAAAATATAAGAGAAAAAGCTGCCGTTGCTGCTAAGCAAAAGCAGATGAAAGTTATTATCAAGAATCAAAACTTTCCTTCAGGACTTTCTTCTGGGGTAACGGATGAGGATGGTAACTTAACACCGGAAGCTTTGAAGATATGGCGTAAGCTAGATACTCCAAGAACATTTAGCTATACTTCATACGATGCTCTTACAAAACAGACTACGGAGCTTACAAAAACATCGTCTAATTTAACTTTTATAGATTACTCTGCAATAATAGATTTTGGAAATGATAAGAATATTGTATTGTCTAAAGTAACTGGAAGAAAGTATAGTAGAAAAGAAATTGTGTCTGGTGGTGATGAGGTATTTTCTTGTAATGGAAAAATAGTTAGTGATTACGCAGATGTATATCCGTTTGATGAGGTGGCTAAATTTATTGAGTTGATGGATTATAATGGTGTGCTCAACATTCAGACGTTGGCTTGTGGAGTTCATAATATAACTCAAATATTGATCCAGAGTTATAAGATGGGCCAAACTATGGGATTTAAAAATGAGCAGCCATATAGTTTTAGTTTTATAGCCATACAACCGGACCGTGAAGTTACGGCAAATTCAGACACCATTTCTATAGTTAATGATTCTATTTCTTCAAACGCATCAACCGGTTGGCTTAATTCAAGTTTAGCTGCTAGGGTAAATAAAAAAGTAAATGAACAGGTTAATAAAACTGTTGACAGTACACTTACAAAGGCTAGTGATACTGTAGAAGAAATCATAGGAAATATAATTTGATATGAAAAGTAGTGTAGGAAAAGATTACCCAGATCAGGTAGATATACTAGATTGTAAAATTATCATTTGGAATTTAAACTCTAAGGATGATCTTATGACCATACCAAGTAATGCTATAGTATTAAGAGAATGTGAAGATATTGAAATTGATGAAAGCTACAAAAAACTAATTGGCACTGCTACTGTAAAATTTGCATTGGGAACAGTTTTGGAAGTTCAAAAGCAACAAAATAGTGATGTGACATATACCGAAGTGGATGGCCAAAAGATTCAAACGTTATCTGAAGTTGTAGTAGTTCCAGAAAGAATATATACAAACATGCTTGATGATGGTGTGATAGTTGAGTCGGCTACCACTACTGAAGTACTTAATCCGACTCAATTTAAAATAGGACAAAGAATTCAAATAAAATTGAGATATGTACACAATCCTGATTACTGTGGTACGGACGATTATGATACCACCACTGGAAATGACCAGTTTATTACTATGTTTGATGGGTATATAGAAAAGATAAGCGTTTCTACCCCAGTCGAATTAAAGTGTGAAAATTTAGCTAGTGCTTTGAAAAAAGTTACTTGCAGAAAAATAGTATCCGGATGGAATTCTACAGTTAATGAGTTCTTGGCCACTGGAAGCAAATACAATTTGTTGAGAGGTACCGGTTTAAAACTTCATCCACAAACTGCATCGTGCAGTATAAATATTGGAAAGATAACTCTCACTCCAGATTTAACCGTAGCGGATGTATTAACTGAATGGGCAAAGTATCAATTATATAGTTTTGTTAAGTATGATGATTCAGGTAATCCATGCATAGCTGTTGGAAGATCTTATTTTTCCAGCGATACAGCGGATTCGATTATTCATGGACAAACAACTTCAAAACTTATTCAGTTCAATTATCACGTGGCTGAAGACGGTCTTACTCTTATGAATGTAGATAAAAAGTTCCTAGCAGTTGAGGCTCAGTCTTTGGGTAAGGATGATAAATTTTATAGAATAACTATAAGAAAGAATCCTGAATATACTGGCCCTGGTGATACCACACACAAGGAATTTGAGCTTTTAAACGAAACTCATATTACGAAAAAGTCTATGAAATTAGGTGCCACAGCAATGTCCGATACGCATACAAAAGTAGATCTAAGTTTGTATACTGTAATTCCATTCTTTTCAAAACATATGGGTATCTCCCAGTCTCAACTTATAGAAGAGGCTGAAGCATATTATAATAGATATAGTCCGAATGGAATTGAAGGAAGTCTTACTTTGTTTGGCGACCTAGCTTTACGATCAGGATCCAAGATAGAACTTTTAGACACCAGAAGACGCGAAAAGAATGGGTGGTACCTAGTTGAGGAAGTGAATACAAAATTTGGAACTAATGGGTATCGGCAAACTATAAAGATACCTTATTGTATAGCTCATGCGGAAGATAATAAATCTAACTATAAATAATTATGGGAACAAAAAATAATTCCAGCTTAAATTATGATACTAGGATTTATAACGCCATAAGAACTATAGCTGGACACAAAATAATAGATCCTAATAGTGGTACGATAAAAGATGCCAAGAAAACTTTAGGGTACGTAGCTGCAATCCATAGTGATCCAGATGAAGATCTTTATGGGACAATAGACGTAAGGGAATATATCAGTAACGAAAATTACCAGGGTGAAGATACAGCAAATGATAATGTTGGTCTTCATGAAGGTGTTTATCTTTCAGCTATTCAAGATAACTCTTCAGGGGTTGTCTTGTTGCCCATGATGTTTTCAGATGTAGTAATTGTAACGGATCCTGAAACTGTAACTGAATATGTTATAAAATATTCTCATGTGGATCAAATGCAATTGCAGGCTCATGAGAGTGTAACTGTTGGCGTTACTGAAACTGAAGCGTATCAAAATACTTCAGATACTCCAGATTATAATGAGCTTGCCCCAACTGGAAGACAAGCAGCTACACAATATACTCCGGATGGTGCTAGGACTATTGTAAATAAAGACAAAAGCGGAACTCCGGCTGCTGAATTTGATGTACTAGGAACTGGAATAGATGGACATGTTGGCAATTTACATTTTGGAGCAGATAATAGTAAGATATTTTTAGGTGCAAGTACTGCAACTGATCCGGCAGTATTAGGAAATGAGTTAGCAGATATACTTTCTAATATACTTTCACTACTCTCTAATGTAACGGTTGCTACATCAATTGGGCCTCAGCCTTTTATTAATGTAGCAGCTTTTGCAGATTTGCAAGCGAAGATAGTTTCATATAAGGCGTCTTGTAGTAATTTCTTATCTAAAAACGTAAAATTAACTTAAAATGGTTATAGTAAATCCTGGAATAGCTGAACTTGTATCTGGTACACCGGCATATGCGTTGTATCACAGAATGTTATCTGCGTTTGAAGAATCTGCCGCTGTAGAATCTCCAAACTTTTCAGGTCCAGATTATATTACAGATGGCGTTGTTGATACTGCTAAAATAGCAACAGATTTAGCTACATATACCGGTATATTAAGAGAGAACTCAGCTTATTTGTGGTCAACGGCTATAATTGATTGTGCTGAAAATAGCGGTGGGGACACTCCAGGTAATTTTACTAGTGGAACTTTTACTGGGAAGCTTACCGCATTGTTTGGCTTTGATGCTGGAGACAATGGAACAAAAATATTATCAGTATATCAGGATGTTGACAAAAATAGTTTTGTTGATATTACAGGAAAATTGAATCTTCCCAGTACCGGGTTGTTTGTAAACAATATCAACGTTGTTAGATATTCTGGGAATCAAATGATTTTTAATGCCGGCACCGGAAACGATATAAGTTTTGAAAGTGGTCTTGTAATTGGTGGCTCATTGTCATTAACTAAAGACGGAATTAAATTATCTAAAAATGTTGACGGAACTGTTGTTAGTTATGATTATTATCATTCTGGTAATAGCAATATGGGAACTGTCGACTGGGCGATGAAAAATAGTTCTGTTGCCGGTTCCCTTACGGTATCTGGAGGGTCAACATTTAATGGAGTTGTTACATCTCATAATGGAATTTCTTTAGGATTTAAGTATACTGACACAAATAACAATCCGGTAGACAAAGAAATGTTGTCTATCACTTCAGGTACTAAAATAGATGTTACTTCGGATTTAAATATTTCTGGCGCGTATGGGGTATTGTTTGATGGCAATAAATTTTTACATTATAAAGTTAAAGAAGATCTTACCTTAAATACTGGAGTAGTATGTTTATCTGCTGGAGGAAAAATACTTAATCTAGGAGATGATGGGACTTCCAGTATAACTCTTCAGTCTGGTTTGTATGATGCTAAGAATGAAAATCAAATAATATCTATTTATGGAGATGGATATTTCCCTTCTTCTTTCAGGGCCGCTCAGGGTACTAAAGATGTTGCAGCTACATATATTAATGCTACACTTTATTCAGATTATGGCTTGGTTTTGTATAAAAATTTAAGGATTGGATCAGTTACCGGCCCGAATATATATAGTGATGATGGGAAAATATTATCTATGTCTTTGTTATTGGGAACTTCTGGAATAATATCTTCAATTTCAAATATAGCTTCTACAAGTTTATACAGGTTAGATGGCTACTCCAGTCTTTCAATATCTACAGCTTCAAATTTTATAGAGATTAATAATCCAGTTGAGGCTAAAACTTCTTTAGGAATACTGAATTCAAAAACCCGCTTATTGGATAAAGAGCTATTCTTTTCCGATGGGGTTTATTTGGTAACTAACGAAGGACTTGATGGTCTAACGCATTACGGAAACTCTTATATAGATGGGAATATAGGCTCTAAAACATTTTCCAGTGGATTTGCTGGAAGTGGTTGGAAGATTCAAAAAAACGGTACTACAGGGAATATTATAGCTACTGTTGATGAGTTGGTTGTCAGGAAGAAAATGAGAGTTTATGATTTAGAAGTAGAAACAATCTCGGCATCAAATGGCGCGTTTTGGATTTCGGATTCATGTGCTGGAGATGCTGTAATAGAAATAGTATAATGGCAGTAGTTAGTTACAAAAAATTCAAGGTGTTGACCGAAAGTGCTTCTAAGGGAGCACAAGGGTTACAGCCTGGTGATATTGTAATGAGAGAATATTTTTCTTCTCCCAATTTGATTTATTCTTTGATGTGTGTTCTTGAAATAGGCACCGGTTCAATTGATATTACAAATAATGGAGTAACCACCACTAAAACCGGGGATTATTTTATTGGTGCGTTGTTATCTGGAAGCGAACCGTCAAATGATCAGCCTATGAATTTTGTAAGGATAACAAATTTATGGGATTCAAACAGGCTAGGGTCTATATATATGACCGCTAGTGATAGTGGGTCTCCATACATTGATATATGTGATGGCGTTGCTGTAGAACAAAGTTTATGTTATCCAGAAAATATAAATAACACCTCTTACATAGATCAATTTTCCCAATACAATATATTAGGAAAGGATTATTTAAAAGATATATCATATTCTAAATCTATTTCAACAAATTATAGAGTATGTTCTTTTACTAGGAACTCTACCTCATTACCTTCAGCAACGTTTGTAGGCTTATCACAAACATTAAAAAATAATTTAGGTAATCCTAACGAAGTAATAGTATCTTACAAAATAAAGGCATCTAGGACTTTAACGGGCGCATCTCTTACTGTTGGTGACACAAATAATATAGATGGAGTAGTATCTGTTGATATTTCTACTGATTGGGTTTACAAATTGCATACTATTTCCATAGACAATGTGGAATCAGTTCAGAAAACTTTTAAACTTGATTTGTCTAGTGTTTTACAAGACGGAGATGTAGTTCAAATATCTGATCTGAATGTAATTTTGTTATCTTCAGTGTCAAATTACGTATCTGGAATGAAAGCTAGATTTGGTAATTTATCTGGAGTTGTAGATTCTGTATTTGGTGAACTTGTAAATTATGGTGCCTATGTACAAAGATTATATGCAGCCGGGCAGGTTAATATTTCTGGAACTATAACGGCTGGCGATGAAAATGGATTCGGTTCTACATTTTATGCTGGAAAAATAAGTAAAAACCTGTTGAAAAACAGTTTATCTTGTGAATTTTTAGGAAACGCTCCGAGTATAGTTACAGATATACCCTCTCCAGTTAATATAGGAAATATTTATGGAGCCACAAATTCAAATTTTAATATAGCTGTCAGAGATAATCCCTTTCTTTTCGCTAATTTGGGAAAGAAGGTTTGTTTTTCTTTCTGGGTATATGGAGCACTTTTGAACGATGCAATTGTTATAAGTCAAAATAGCAAATCAATATCTTCAGTAACTGTATCTGAAGTAAATGTATGGAAAAGATATAGTATATCATTTAATTTACTTGATCCGGTTACTGTTGGAGATAGTTTGATAATTAACTTGGCATTTTCTGGACAAATTCATTTTACAGCTCCTCAGTTAGAGTATGGAACTACGCCTACACAGTATCAAGCTACAGATGCGGTGTTAGATACTACTTCTGATTATGGTGCATGGATGAGTAGAGGCGGTATTGGTGGAACCATTCAGAATCCATTGCTTAAATTTAATAGTGATGGCTCTATAGCTGGAAAGGCTAATTCCTTTATGCTTAGAAATGACGGTTCTGGATACTTTGCTAATACAAATATATCTTGGAATGCTTCTGGAGATGTAGAAATTGTTGGTAGTATAACTATTAAAAGTAATGGAAAGTCAATAGAAGATGCGTTGGCGGATGTACAAAGTGCTTCCGCTTTAGATGCTTCAGGAAAAGTTTCAGCTTTATCAACTGCACATGGCGGATTTACTTACATAAGTTCAACTGGAATTTATACGGGAACTCTTACTGCCGGACA